TCGTCTTCCATGACTTGGCAAGTGCCAGAGCTTGTGCGGCCCAGCAGTTGTTTCTTGTCGTGGTCCATCAGGCACAGAATGTCGGTGCCGCGTGCTAGTGCACGCTTGAAAGCTCCTCGGCACAGCATTTCTCGGAAGCCGCCAAGGTCTTCGCTGAGTGAATCGAAAACCGCTGCATAGCCCTCAATGCTGTTGGTGCCATCGGCGGCAGCGCGGACTTCAACTTTCAGTGACCCTGTTTCCATTGGCGTCCTCACTGCTGCTGCGAATCGTTTACTTCAACGCAAAGCAGTTTCAAAACCTTTGTGCGTTCGTCCGGATTCAAAACGGCTTGAATCTGAAACGTGCGCGCTCCAAACTTGACCTGCTGACTTGCCAAAACGCCCGGCATCCACCGTATCGTCACAAGATGTGTTACGGCACTTGTGAAGGCTTGGGCTGCGAGTGCGTCGCGTCCGCTGAGGCCTTCAATGCTTGCCCAGACTTCGCCGAGGCTGGTGCCGCCGCCCGGCGTAGTTCCGCCAAACGAATCTTTAGTTGTCCCTGGTTGGACAAGTGTGACCCGCTGACGTAAACCGCCCGCCCGTAACCGAATTTCATGGAGTCCCATTCCTTAACCTCTTGTCGGCGCATGGTCGTCAACCTTGTGCGCCCACAAAATCTGTTGAATATGATTTGGTATCTCGCCGAACGAACCTTGCTGCGCGGCTTCCCTGTTCTCGTAGTAGTTGGCGACCAGCATCAGAATTGCCAAAACAAGTCCGCTCGGTGCACCAACGCTTGACGGGTCCGTGTCGTATCCAGACCAAAAAGTAATTTGCACAGCGTTCGGCACGTACAAGCAGGCCGGCCAGTTGCCGCCAGCAGGTCCCGGAAAGATGCGTGCCGGTTCCGAATCCGAATCGACGATGTACCTCGTCGGGTCAACTGTCTGCGTGCTGCCGTCTGGCGCTACGTACTGAATCGATTCAACGCTCAGCAGTGGCGGCGCGAACAACTTAATCATCTGGCTGTAATTCCACATCGTCGTGCTGTAGCGTGGCAGCGAGTAGTAGCTCGGCGGCATCGCTTGCTGGCTCAGCATCGTGTCCGTAAAGTACGGAAACGAATCCAAGCTCTGGCGGTACTTCTTTGTCGCGATGCTGCGGCCAGTGAAAGTCTCGACAACGCTGCGTGCTGCGGTAATCAGCACGCCAATTAAGGCGTCGTCATTGTCCGTAGTGACGCGCAGAAAGTTCTTTGCAACTTCAACGCTTACTGGCTCGCTTGTCGGCTGTTGCACTACAACAAGGGCGCTCACGGCTTCACCTCTGCGTCAGGCTTTGCAACTGGTTCGGCAGGCGGATTTTTCTTGTCGTGTTCGAGCTGCGCCTTCGTGCCTAGCGTGATTGGGTCGGATGCGTCCTGCATATTGGACGGCATCCAGTACACGTCTCCGCTGCCATCTTCGACAGGGTTGAGGTCTTCAAATTCGCGAATGTCATTCGTGTTGAGGTAGCCGTTCTGCTTGCCGTTCGCGTAGAACGTCGCGCGGCTGGCAGCGTCCGGATACATCAACTTGCGCACATCAAACTTCGGGAAGAATTTGCCGCTGCTGCGTCCAACCTTCGGGAACAGCTTGCGCTTGAGTTCGTGCTCGACTTTGTTGAGCCAAGGATTCAGGCAGTAGTTCAGCAACTCAATGGCAGACTGCTCAGCAGTCGACCGTGCAGCGTGTTCGTCGCCGTCGACCATGCGCGCCGGAACGCCAAACACGTTTGCAACTTCAACGCGTTGGAATTTGCGCGTCTCGATTGACTGCGCTTCCTCTGGCGTGGCAGCAATCTTGGTGTAAGTCACGCCGGCTTGCAGCACTGCGGTCTTGTGCGCGTTCTCGCCGCCGTGGCCTTCGGCCCACGAGCGTTTTAGCGTCTCGGTTGCGACAGGCGTCAGAACGCCAGGCGCCGTCAAGATGCCGGCAGGACGTGCGTTATTGCCAAAGAATTTTGCTCCGTACTTCTCGGTCGCCAGCGCCAAGCCAATTGCTTGTCTCGCAAGGTTGACGGTGTCTTGACCGAGCCGGCCATCGAGCGACAAGCCGTGAATGTGGATAACGTTGTCGGCAAGAACGATACGCTTCGTCAAAAGCTCGTCGTCAGTCGTATCAGTTCCGGCAATCTGGCTGCCGCGCAGCGATTCAGTGATTTCGTAAACGAGGTGGCCAGCAGGATAGTCCTCGCCATCGACAGTAATTTTCTCGAGCAAGCGCACAGGCCGGCAGCGCGTAGGATTGTGCGGCCAGATTGCGACCACAGCGTTGTCCTCACGGCTGCGCTGAATTTCTGAATAGTGATTGCCCCAGAGCAGCGCATGGCACATTGCCGTCTGCCGCCACGTCGGCGAAGTCATCTCCTCGTTGGGCTCACTGTGAAGCAAGTCATACAACGAGTGATTAACCGCAAGCCTTTTGCCAAGTCTGCCGTCGCGCATCGTTCGTTCGTAAACGTGTAGCGGCAGCGACCCAACGCCGTTCGCGATAATGTTGACGCAAGTCAGCACTGTCGTGACTTGCAGCGCAGTCATCGCGCTGACGCGAAGACCAGAGTCCGTGCGTCCGCCGTTGAAAATATCGAGCAACCACTCGGCAGGGTAGCTAAGCGGGGTCTGAGGATTTTCAAGGCTGCTACGCGACTCCGCGGCTCTGGATTGCTCCAGAGCAGCGGCTTCGCGCAACACAAGACCGAGTTGGGACGTGACTGACATGCCGTCGATTAGAGACCTGCGACCTGACCGGTGATTTTGACCTTGCCGCTAATCGTGGCCGCCTTGTCGAGCGGGAGCTGGTGCTCAAGCCCTGACACGTAGCCGCGGAAAGTGATTTCGCCAAGCGAGTTGGGCAACTGAACCTTCCAGTTCACAAGCGTGCCGTTGTTGAAGAAGCCGAGCAGAGCAGCCTGAGAAGCGTCGCCAGGCAGGTAGTTGCCGGAGAAGCTGATTTCACCGGAATCCGCCAAGGTGGTAATCCATTCGCGGAAGTTGCCGGACTCGTAGTTCGTCACGTCGTCCAAGTCGTACTTGGCGCCGCTGAACGAAAAATCTTTCAACTCCGACAGCGCAACAAAGCTAACCGAAGGGTCAGTTTCGTAGCTGATGACGGTACCGCGGGCGACGAAAGCCGCCGAATTCGAATAGCTCATTGTGGTGTCCTTCTAAAAAGTGTGGTGTGTACTGCTCGAATTGACTGGAAAGCTGTTACGCGTATTGGCGCAGCTCTTGGCGGGAAAGCATCAACTGCATGCCGCGGACTGGATGGTTGTAAAGCTTGCCATCCATCTCGTCCAAGGCGTGCAGTGCTTGACGCTCATCTTCAAACTGAACCAGTGCGTTGTTGCCGCCTTGGTGGCCGGGTCTACAAACGATTTTGACTCCGGTCGGTATGTGGCCGTGTGATACGAACCAAGCGCGCAGTGCCTCCGCATCGCTTGTGTAGGCCAAGCGGTTTACAAAAAGAGTTCGCATGAATTTTAGGCTTGGTGTGACGCGCTAGAGCGTAACGCTGGATTCAGTTGGTGCGTAGTCGACAGACACTTGCCAGTCTGGCGTGTCGTAATCCGGATGGTGTGCGCGACACAAGCAAACAAGATTGCTCGGGTCCAGTCGCAACTCTGATGCTGCATGAATTCCGCGCAAGTGATGCACGAGGTAAGACGGTTCATGGCAGCGCGCGCCGTTTACGATGCGCTGACAAACAGGATTTCGCGCACGCAAGAACTTCCGCAACTTCTGCCAGGCCGTAGAAATGTAAAACGGGTCAGTTCCTTTTGTGCTGCGGTCGTTCGTGTGCAAATGGCGAACGCAATAGTGTCCGCGGACCAGCTCTGTGCAGCCTACTTGCCGGCATCGCATGCGCGCGCGTTCCATCAGATGTAGACCACAGCGGGTGCGTCGGTCGCAGTGGACTCGTCTAGCGACGTTGTCGTGCACGCGCTCAAGGCCATAAGTGCAGCGACAGCGGCGTCTATTTTCAACGTGATGTCTTTTGGTCTACTTGGGAACAGCAAGTTGGTCACGCCCTTCTTGCAGCGCAAGTTAGCAAGGCACCACATCAGCAACGGCGAGTTGGTATGAAAGCGGCCGTCTGCCACAAGCTCCTCGAGTAGCAACATTGCACCTGTGTAGTACTTGCCGCCTTGCGTGCACTCGACAAAGCAGTCAGCTTTATCTGGATGCGTTTTCATCAAGCGTGTGACCAGCATTGAAGATTGAAGCGGGTCGAACGTGCACTGGCGAACTGGATAGCTGCTGAGCAATTCGCTAACGTGGTCTTCAACGAAAGACAAATCCACAATGCTGCCTGGCGTTGCGACTAGGTGTCCGCCTTGCAGCCAACCTTTGTACGACGCGTTCTTGGCGTTCGCTACAGTGTCGGCCGGCAGCCAAGCCTTACAGAATGCGTAGTAGTGCAGCACGTTATCGACGCGTTTGGCGTGTAGCTTGACGACAGCAGTCAAATCGAGGCGGCTGGCGAGGTCCATCCCGAGCGCGGCCTCGCCGTCGAAGTCGTCTTGTAGGCTTGCGTCGTAGCACTTGCGCACCTTCTCAAGCGTCAGGAACGGGTCCTCGCCTTGAGAGCCACTCCAAATGCACAAATGCTTTTGTTTGAATCCTTCTTCCATGCTGGCGAGCTGACGTGCACGCTCGGCTTCTTCGCGAAGTCCTTGCGCATCGACAGACACGCCCCAATTCGGATTCGCTTTGCGCCAAGCCGACTCAGTCTGCCAGTCATCCGCGTCGTCAATGCTGAAGATAATGCCGAAGAACGACTCGTCAACCTTTGTGCTGGATAGAATGGCTTCGATATGTTCGTGCACTTCGAAGCAAACGCCTGATGTGTCCGAACCGGCTGTTGTGATGCAGCACAGCATCGCTTGTGGCCGCTTGCTCGTCGCGGTCCGCAAGCTGTCGTACACAGCGCGCGACTTTGCCAAGTGCAATTCGTCCAGTACGGCAAAATGAATGCTGGTCCCTTCCGTGGCCGAGCCTTTTGCAGGTAGTCCGCGCAGCTTGCTAACGGTCTTTGGCTGTTCAACGCGATGTGCTTTGACTACGAGACCAAAGCGTGAGCACAGGACAGCATCTTTCAGTGCTTGATTGCGCGCCGTGTCCAAGCAAAGCCGTGCCTGCTCTAACGAACTGGCTGTCGCGATAACGTCGGCGCCGCCTTCCTGGTCCGCTGCCAACATGTAGAGAGCCAAACCTGCTGCAAGGATGGTCTTGCCACTCCCTTTGGGAACTTCAAGATATGCACGCTTGAATCTGCGCGTGCCAGACGTTTTCCAAACCCAAGAAAATAGCTGCATGATGAACCAGGCTTGCCAAGGCTCAAGGGTGATGCGCTGTCCGGCTAGCGGGCCCTGTATGTGAGTCAACAGCTCGATGAATTTGCACACGCGCTCCCCTTTCGCTGCGTCAAAGCGAAATGGGTAGCCCTCCTGCGCCTGCTTTGCGTGGTCATTAACTGACCGCTGCACTGCCAGCCGGACCCAGTTGCAGGCCGGTATGACACCGGAGAGTACGCCGGCGCTGTATGCTGCTGCTTTCTCAAAGTGTGTATTCATCAGTTGCTTCGAGCACCTTAATCGTCATGGCCGCCTTTTCGGCCTCAAGTCCTTTGATGATTTCTACGAACTGCTTGACTGCTTTGCCGACCTCGCGCATCTGGCGCAGCGCCGGCGCAACCTTATCCGGCTTGTCCGGCGTCTGGATGACTCCGCCCTTCTTCACGATGTCGCGCGTGATTTTTGCGAAGTCGCGCCGTAGCCTCTTCAGTGCTCTCTGCGCTCTGCGCAAGTCTCGTTCAACTTGCTCTAACGTCCTGCCTGCCATAGCTCATCACTCCTTATCGTGCGAGAAATCAAATGCCAACACCGGAGAACAGTACCGCTGCCGTGCACCCAGCGGTATTTCGAGTCGTGCGCACAAATTCGACTTGGCGGCGGTTGGCGCGGTGCGTTCGAAATTGAGTTCCGACTGGCATACCGTTCTGCGTCGTTGCCCTCCACACTGCTCGTATTGAACCACTGCCGTGGGCATCGGTCTTGGCAGTGCTCTTCTCAACATGCAAGCCGTAGCCTGTACCAGTGCTGCCCTCATTATCTATATAGGGCAGCAGTGGTACTGGCAGCGGCGTTGGCATCACCGATGCCCTAACCGATGCCCTACCGATGCCTGGGCAGTGGTGACTAGAATGGCGCATTAGTTTCCTCTTCGAACTGACAGGCCTGCCCCGGAAGCGTCTTCCTCCAATAGCCGGACTTGCCTTTCTCTCCTGCAACGAACTCTTTGTCTTTCGTCTTGAGTAGCTTCTTGATGCGAGCGCCCTTCATTTCAAACGTCTCCATCAACGACGACAGCGAACGGGTTGGGTCTTCATCGGTCAACACATCAAGTTCGTTAGCCAACCTAACGTTGTCAGACACGGGCAGGTCGGCCATGCTGAGGACTTTGAAGTCACCCTCCGATGATAGGTAGGAGAGTCCAGTCTCCGACCTACCTTGTAAGCGTAGAGGTTCGGGCTCTGGTTCGATGTCACGAGGCTTAACACACTTGACCCATAAGCGCATGAGTTCGCGGCTCTGCTTTTCAAAGGCTTCCTTTTGCGCGCCCTTCAGATTTGGGCCGCCGTTGTCCCACTGGATTGCCCAAACGCAGTCTGCCATCGCTCCCAAGTCGCCAGTGCCACGCAGCGCCGTCTCTAGGAACAGCTCGTTGTGTTCACGTGTCTGCTTTGCGGAGTGATGCAAGCCCACGACAGCCACAGCGCCAGCCGCAATCAATGCAGAGAAAGCAGTTGCGAGCCCAACAGCGTTTTCTGACGCACTGTTCTCGTCTTTTGCCATCTGGAATCGGATTGCTGTGTCGAGGAATACGACCGGTTTCAGTTCACGAATTGCCATTAAGAGCTTTGGGTCAGAAAGCGATAAGGCCGCGCCCTCAGTTTGGGTTCGGCAAAGGAATCGCTCTTCTTTGACACCCATCCAAGCCGCGCGTCTCCTGAATCCTCTTGCACCAGCTTCTGGCACCATGTAAATCACGTGTCGAGGCTCTTTGACTGCAAATCTGCCTAAAAAGGGCGTGCCATTTGTGATTGCCTTAGCCATCGAAAGCGCAAACCAAGTCTTACCAGCGCCAGACAAAGCGCCAATCATGGTCGTGCCTTCAATAAGCGTTTGTTCAATCACCATCACAGGGTCGCCACCATCCAACTCAGAAAGCCTTTTCAAGACTTGCAGGTAAGCTGGTCTGAGTGCGTGTTTGCGGAGTTCCTCGAGTCGAGTTTCGAACTTCGCAGGGTCCTTCTTATACACGTCGCCTATGTCTTTTGGCTGGCCGCTGTTTTTGCCGTCGTACTTCCACTCCACGAGATGAGCTTTGTGCGGCGGGAGTGTATTGAGCCAAGCGTTGGCATTCTTACGGCCGGGCTCGTCCATGTCTGTGATGATGAAGATGTGGTCCGCGGACTTACTGATTTTCTCAATCAGTTCCGGAGCGAACTTTAGCTTGCCTTCTCTGTCAAGCGAACTGGTCGCGGAGGATACGCTGATGGCGTTGCGTCCATGACTCACAAGCATCATGGCGTCGAGCTCGGATTCCGTAATCCAGAGCTCGCTGTCGTAGAGGAAGTCCAAAACGTGCAAACCGAATAAAAGGCTATCGGTCCCTAAACCTTTTAACTGCGTAAACTTCTTTTGAGCTGGGTCGAGCGAGCGCAGCTTGGCAGGTATCTTGCCATCCTGCTCTTCGTACGGCATCGCCAGTGCCAACCCAATCGAAGGATGGTCTACAACTCCGAGGTTGTAATTGCGTGCTGTATCCTCAGAGATGCCGCGCGCAGCCAAATACTCCAGAGCTTCGGACAGCCGCTCTACCGCTTTGCTTTGGTCGTACGCGAACTCCTTGTACTCGGTCTCTTCATCCTTCCAGCCAATTTCTTTCTTTACTGTTGCCAAAGCGGTCTTGAAGTCCACTTTGTCCATCAACTCGACGAATTTCAAGACGTCGCCGGATTTATCGCACGCTTGGCATTTGAAGAAAAATCCATCGTCGCCGGATAGGACGGCAAACGACGGGTTGGTATCGTCGTGGAACGGGCATCGGTGATTTTTGCCTTCGGCAAATCCACGCACAGCAAACGGACGTATACCGGCCTGCCTTTTCAAAGCACGTATATCGGTCTTCAATTTGTCTCCGAGTTATTCTCTGCTTACCGCGCGTGTCCTACCTTGAAGTATTCAATGAGCATGGTTCGGCCTGGCGAGTACCAGCTATCCTCAGAGATGCGGCAGGACAAGCCTTTCTTTTCGGCCCATGCAACAGCGACAGAACAGATGTGGTCAAACGTAGCTGTGTGGTCATCGCCGTAGTCGAAATAGGGCTGGAAGACCATTATGGTTGAGCCATCTTTGGCTACGAATCCGGTGTGATGGTCGCGAACAGGCCTTGGAGGACAACAGTCGTCGTGCCGCCCGCGGCATCTGCGCGAATTTCCGTGCAGCAGAGTGTTGGCACAAGGAGTCGAACCAAATCCACCTAGCCGCCGCAAGCCGTACTCGCGCTTGTATTTAACCAACAAATTCTCGTCCATACACTTCTCCTTTTTTACTGCTTGCGGTCCTTTTTGCGTACGTACGTTGCAGGGACCTTCATCGGTTGCATGTTGGCAGGCAGCTTTGACACGCCAGTCACGTTCGCGTAGGTCCGGTCTCCCACAGTGTTGTGCTGGATGATGAGGAGCCGGCTGACGCCAATGCACTTTTCGTAATCGAAGTCCGCAGGCGGGAGCTGTCCGTACATCGACTTGATACGCTTCGCCAGCAAAGACTGTTCGTTCGCACTGAGGTTGAACGTCTCCACAGTGCTGAACTGCCGGCCCTCGGTATCGGTGTCGTCAAGCAGCCAGAGGAAGCGGATGCGGTGCTTCAGGCCTCGGTCGGTCGTGACTTGACCGAGGTCAATCACGTCAGCCAGTACGCCGACGTGAGGTCCTTCGGTAGCGAGTTCGAACTGCTTTGATTCTGATTTGGGCGCAACGATAGGCATAGCTTTCTCCTGTTATCTAAGGTCTGTAAGGTCTTTAAGGAATTCGCGAAGGGAACGGCTGAACGGCTTGGCACGGTCATCGCAACGCGTCCGGTGAATGAAAACGACTTGTGGAACCTCGTCGCTCCAAAGCACGTAGCCGTCATCAACGTTCTGGATGGGCTGGCCGCACTCGTCGCAATGCACTTCTACTTTACCGCTTATGATTTCAAGCATCGGTTTCTCCTTTTGACGTGAGTGTGCACAGCTCTGACGAGCGGCGCGCACAGCACTTTCAGTTGGTGTTACAAGTTGTGATTAACGCTGCGAGCTAAGGGTGGCGTGTATGAAAACTTCTCTATTGGTTACGCAGCAGTACAGTGGCTATTGTGCTTCGAATCGTGATGTACGTCAATCGAGGATAATATAAGCAAAACTTTGAGGAGGATAGGAAATCCTTATACTATCCTCCTCGCTGGTTTACGACAGCTTCAAATAGGGATTTGGTCTGTAGAGCTGCTCCACGGCTCCCAAGAAATCCCGGCAAGCAGGCGCGCCGCCCGAATATCTACGGATGCTGGGATAGCCTTTCGATGGCTCGCCTCGAAGTCTGCGCTCGACTGAGTTCTGCCAGTGCCGCTCACCAATCTTGGCAGCCAATCTCTTTTGCGTTGCCCAAGTTTTAGCGAGGGACACGCCTGCTGGCATACCGTGCTGGAGACGCAAGGCTTCGACAAATCCGGCTGCGTAGCCTTTCAGCATCCACTTTTTCTGTTGCGCAGATGGGACCTTGAATTTCGACTTCATTACTCACCTCCTTTCGACTTGCGGAGTAAGTAGTGCAGCGAGGATGAGGCGGCATCGACAGAGGGCGTACAAAACGAGCAGTAGCGTGCACGCTCAGTTCTGCGCTCTTCAGGCGAAGCCAAATAGACGCTGTGTTGGCACTTTTGAATGCTTGCGACTTTTGTGAGTGTATTCATTTCTTTAACTGCCTCCTATCTCCCGCGTAGGGTGTGCCGGGTCGGTTTACTAAGTCGTTTGTTTTCAATAAAGGATGAATCTTTTCCCGTAGTGCCTTACTAAACAAAGGACTTAGGACCAAAAACTCCGCGTTTTGACCGCAAACGCGCAACTATTTTCAACAATCTGCATCCGCAGTTTCGCTATATGTTCGCTGTCCAGCTTTGGCGTGGTCCGACCCCGTCACACGGCGGCCTGGCAAATGCCGCCACAACTTGATTTGCACAGCTTGCCGTTAGAGTCTCTTCCCGCAACGTCGTTAAGCACGAAACGAGGTCCAGTGCCAAGACGACGCTTTCAGAAAGGCTGCTTTATAAAGGAAGCAAACGGGGGAATGTACAGCCAACACTACATCGATGTGGTCCGTCCGGACGGGACCACCACAACGAAGCAAGTGAAGCGGTTCCTAGGAAACCTAAGCCAGGTTAGCGAGCGTGCCGCACGACGGGAGCACGCGAGCATCATGGAAGAGGTCAATCGTGCACGCGGGAGCATTGCTCCTGTTCCAAAAGGTGAGTCGTTCAAAGACGCAGTCGCTAAGTGGCGGCTGGCTATCGCGCCTAACCTTTCACCTTCAACGGTTCGCCAGCGGGAGTCCTACCTGCGAAACCACATCATGCCTCGGTTCGGGCAGTCCGCTCTGAACGAGATGAGTGTCGGCGCAATTCAGCAGTTCGCGACCGACCTGAGAAAAACGTTGTCTGGTAAGTCTGTGCTGAACGCACTCGGCACTGTGTTCACCATCATTGATTACGCCAAGCGTTGTGGCATGCGAGCGCCGGCAGTTGGCTTTACGGACCTCGAGCTTGGCTCTACGGCAAGAGAAACGCCTGCTGCCTTCTTTACGCGCCAGCAGGCACAAGACATCATTGCGGCAGCACGCGAACCATTCAAAACGATGTTTGCAGTAGCATGGTATACGGGATGCCGCGCCGGCGAAATTCTCGCGCTGAGTATCGACTCGCTGAATTTTGACCGCAAAACAATCCGCATAGACAAGGCTGCCGACGACCTGACACGCGAAATCAGGCAGCCTAAGACCAAGTGTTCCGTGGCGACGCTGCCAATGCCGTCCGCGTTGGAAGCTGTGCTGCGAAACTACATCCAACACTGGAAGCCAAACGCCAACGGCCTTCTGTTCGCGTCGCGCGACGGAGTCAGACCACGGTCGCGGTCAAACGTTGTTCGCAACGGCTTGAAGCCAGTGCTACGCAAGCTCGGCATTCCAAGCACTGAGACTGGCATGCACGCGTTTCGGCACGGACTTGCAACCGAACTTGTCGAGGCTTCCGTGCCTGTAACTGTGCTGCAAAGCCAGCTCCGGCACGCGGACGTGAAGACGACGCTACGCGTTTACGCGCACGTCATTCCACAGTCGCAGCGCGATGCGATGGAAAACCTCGGCGTCCAATCAGTGCGTTCAAGCAGTGCAGTGCTGAAATTCGCTGCTAAGTGACTAACAACAGAAGGGTGAATGGTAGGCTCGTGGGGACTCGAACCC